AGCAGCCGGGCCGTGTCGCTGCCGCTGCCGAAGGACTGAATCCTGTTCCAACCGGAACAGCGGAACAAAGGCGGAACGGCCTTAGCCCTGTCGTGGACAGGGTTTGTTCCGCTTGTTCCGCTGTTCCGCTTTTTTCCGGGGACAGCCCCATAGAGAGCACGTGAGGTAATCACCCTGTTCCATTGGGGCAGACCCCTCTATGTATCTGTATTTCTCTTTAGAGGTGGAACAACGGAACAAAGGGCATCTGAGCCCTGTAGTGGCCTGCTGTTTGACCCGTTCCGCTTTTTGTTCCACCCCCGGAACAGGCGGAACGGGGCGGAACAGGCCCCACCAGCACCCTCCCTACCCTGCCCTTGGACGTGGCGTCCGAGTGGTTTCGTTCCCCGCCCTGGCCGGCGGGGTTTTTCATGCGCACCGCAGACTGTGGGAGCTGCCCCCCTGGCGATGAAACGCGCTGCCTCGCCGTCCCATCTGCTCAGTCGCGACGTGACCTGGCTGGCCTGGTGGCAGGAACTGATCCTGAACTGGGTGTCGTCATGGGAGACGGTGGGCTGCCTGACCGTCACCAGCGCCGCAGGCCCTGATGAGTGGATGGCCTGGGACCTGCCCAGCGACCTGGACCTGAAGCGGCTGGAGCTGGAGGAGCTGTTGGAATCTCAATAGGCCCCTGACAGACTGGGGGTATGGCTGGCGTCGTCTTCACTGTTGACACATCCGAGCTGAATCAGCTCCACGTCCAGCTGAGCCGGATGATGGGTCAGTTCGAGTGGATCACCGCTCGGGCCATGACCAAGGCCGCGTACGCCTCCCGTGAGGCCATCAGGCGCGAGATCCTGCCGATGGTGCAGGGCGGCGCCACACCTTGGACCAAACGCGGCCTGATCGCATCGTTCGCCAAGCCCACCGAGCTGCGGGCCATGGCGGGCTTTCAGTACGGCGAGGGCAAATGGACGGACTCAGCCTTCAGCCGCAAGGCTGGCGGCGTGCCTGCTGGCCGCTACATGGGCATCAACGCCAGCGGTGGTGATCGCAGGCCCAAGAGTTTCGAGGTGCGCCTCAGGCAGGCCGGGCAGATCGGCAGGGGGGATTTCGTGGTGCCCCGCTCCAGATGGGGCGCGCTGAATGCCCAGGGGAATGTCTCGGGTGGCAAGTACCAGCAGATCCTGTCCCGGGTTCGTGCACTGCCAAGCGGGATTGGGAATGCCCCGCAGGGGGCTGGGAGTCGCGGGAGGTCGGGCAGGGCCAGGGCCAGCCTCGACTACTTCGTGGCCCGAGGGGATGACTCAGGCATCAGCCGTTGGCAGCTCGGCTCACGCCCGCTGATGATCGCGGAACGTGCGGGCAAGGGGCCGAAGGGTGGCACCGGCAAAGGTTCAGGCAAGCGCGGCAGACCGCAGACCGTTGGCTATCGCCGTGGCTTTGTGCCTGCCATGAGCATCGTCAACGATGCGCCGAACTACGAACGACGTTTCCCGATCCAATCCGTTGCGATGCGTGAGTATCGACGCGTCTTCCCCACCGCCTGGCGAGACGGATTCATCCGCGAAGCAAACCGCAGACGGTGACGGGGCAGGGCCGGGCGCGATCGGTTATCAACTGCGCTGGCCTGTTGAGAATCAATAGGCAGGGCGGCGGGTCCTCCCCCAGTGCCTATTTTGAGGGTGTATTCGTACCTCGGTTTTTCGCTAGCAGGACCCATCAAACATGCTTGATCTCAAAGTCTCGTTGTTGAGAATTAAGCACGCAAGCCAGCGAAACCCCCTCCCCGCCTGACCTTTTAAGGGAATCCGTAGCCTCAAGTTAAACGCTTAAAGGCCCGGACGCCGCCTGATGCTGGTCACCTTCAGCAAGTTCGCCGAGATCAAGGGTGTGTCTCCAGCAGCGGTGAGCATCGCCTGCAAATCCCGCATCAAAGACGCCATCGTCGAGCGCAACGGCAAGCGCATGCTCGACCGTGACAAGGCACTGGAACTGTGGGACCGCAACACCAAACGCAATGGCTCGGAGCGGGTATCGGCTGAGGCAAAGGAGCGCGACCGCAAACCGCTGGAGCCGGGCGCCGATCCACCACCCCCGGCCCAGGTGCCTGCCGCCACCGGTGAGCAGCTCAAAACCCTGATCATGGGCCTGCCTGAGGATCAGATCCCTGGCCTCGACGTGAGCCGGGAGCGAAAGGAGCACTACAACGCCGAGATTGCCCGGCTCCAGGCCCTGAAGGAGCGCGAGGAACTGGTGCCCACCGCCGACGTGAAACGGATGGCCAGCACGCTGGGCCGGCAGATCCGCGACAACATCCTCTCGATCCCGAATCGCGTCGCCCCATTGCTGGCCGCGGCCCAGGACAGCGGCGAGGTGCACCGGCTGCTGAGCGAGGAACTGCGCACGGCGTTGAGGGCGCTGGCCGATGGCTGATGGCGCGCTGCTCTATCGGGATGCCCTGCTGGCGGCATTGGCGCCGCCCTCTGCCACGACGGTCAGCGAGTGGGCTGATCAACACCGGATCCTGAGCGGCAAGGGCGCTGCCGAAAAGGGGCCATGGCGAACTGAGCGCACCCCGTACCTGCGCGAGCCAATGGACTGCCTGAGCCCGAGCAGTCCGACCCGGCGGGTGGTGTTGATGTTTGGCAGCCAGATGGGTAAGACGGAGGTGATCCTGAACTGGCTCGGATCGATTATCGATCTGTGGCCAGGCCCCACCCTGCTGGTCCAGCCAACGCTGGACATGGCCAAGCGCCTCAACCGCCAACGGCTCGAACCGCTGCTGCGCGAGACCCCGCAACTGACGGAGAAGATCGCCCCGGCCCGGTCCAGGGACTCGGGGAACACCATGTTCCTCAAGGAGTTTGACGGCGGACTGTTCGTGCTCACCGGCGCCAACAGCGGCAGTGGCCTGCAGTCCATGCCGGCGGCTTACCTGGCGGCCGATGAGGTGAGCTCTTATCCGATGGAGGCAGACGACAAGGGCGACCCGCTGGAAAACGCAGAGGCCCGGACCTCAACGTTTCCGATGGGGAAGGTGCTGATCACCAGCACCCCTGGCAGCCGCGGCGCCTGCCGGATTACGGCTGAGTTCGAGACGCGATCCGATCGCCGGTACTACCACGCCTGGATGCCCTGCTGCGGCGCCCATGAAGTGATCCGCTGGCGGGATCACATGGTTTGGGACCGGCCGGATGGCGAGGTGTTCTGCCAGTGCCCGGCCTGCGGCGAACGGGTGGCCCAGTACCACAAACAGCAGATGCTGAGCAAAGCAATCTGGACGCCCACTGCCAAGGGCGACGGCATGACGGCAGGGTTTCACCTGCCCGGCTGGTACGCGCCGCTGGGCTGGACCAGCTGGGAGCAGATCCGCGACGAGTTCCTGCGCGCCAAGTCCGACCCCCTCCTGCTCAAGGGCTGGGTCAACAAGCGCGCCGCTGAGGCCTGGGAGGATGAGAGCCTGGCCAAGGTCACCGCCGACGGCTTGATGGCCCGGGTGGGCGGCTACGACCACGGCACCTGCCCGGCTGGCGTGCTGGCGGTGGTGATGGCCGTGGACGTGCAGGACTCCTGGCTGGAGGTGTCCGTGTGGGGCTACGGCAAGGGTGAGGAGGCCTGGCGGATCTGGCACCAGAAGATCGATGGCGACCCGGGACAGGATGAGGTGTGGGAACAGGTGACCACCATCCGCGAGATTGCCTGGCCCCGGGAAGGTGGCGGCACGATCAAGGCCGTGCATTGCGCGGTGGACACCGGTGGTCACTTCACCGGCGAGGCCTACGAATACTGCCGGCAGTACAGCCGCGAGGGCGTGGTTGCGATCAAGGGCAGCAGTAACCGCGGATCACCGGTGCTGGGCAAGCCCTCGAAACAGGACGTGACGTTCCGCGGGCGCACGATCAAAAACGGCGTGACGCTCTATCTGCTGGGTACGCACGGCCTGAAGCGCACGATCTACAGCCGCCTGAAGGTTGAGGAACCGGGCCCCGGCTGCATCCACTTCGACAACGCCACAACAGAGGCCTACCTGCAGGGCCTCACGTGCGAGCGGCTGCAGCCGCGCTACGTGAAAGGGTTCCAGGTGCTGGAATGGGTCAAGCCCTCCGGCGCTCGCAACGAACCGCTCGACCTGGCGGGTTACTGCCTAGCGATGCTGGAGCTGCTCAAGCGCCGCTACAACCGGGCGACGATGTGGGAGCAGCTAGAAGCCCAACTCACCGCCCCTGCCGCCCCTGCCGCCGTCGAGCGCCGCAAGGGAACTTGGCTCGCTCGGTAGCCTGAACCGGGGAGGTGTCCAATGGCATTTACGCAGCAGCAGTACGACGACCTGGTGGCTGCGATTGCCGAGGGCGTTACCACCGTCAGCAGCAACGGCCGGCAGGTTTCGTACCGGAATCTCACCGACATGATGAAACTCAAGGCCACCATGGAGGAGGATCTTGGCATCGCCGGCGCTGGCCGCCGCCGGCACTACGCCAGCTTCAAGAGGGACTGATGGCCAAGCGACCCACCCGCGATCAGCTGGAGCTGGCGCTGAAGTCCGCGCAGAAAGAGCTGGCGGTCACCCA